AGGCTATCGGAGGTAGCAAAGATACAATCTCCTAAAAACTTTTGTGCAATCGATGCAAGCACACAAAGCATGGCGTTTGCCCACTTTGTTGATCACAAATTAAATAGTTGCGGGAAAATAGTATTTTCTGGAAACACTATATATGAAAAAATAGGAGATACCGCACATAAGGTAAGTTCATTTTTTAATGCATACCCAGTTGATGTTATTTTAATTGAAAAAACTATTTTTGCTAACAGCCCACAGGTAGCAGCAAATCTAGCATTGAGTCAGGGAGCACTGATAGGTGCAGCAAAGTTGGGGGGAGTCAAGAGTGTGTACGGGGTCACCCCAATAGCATGGCAGTCATTTATTGGAACTAGGCTGTTGACAACTGATGAAAAATCTCTTATTAGAAGGAAAACACCAGGAAGATCAAATTCCTGGTATAAAGCACAGGAAAGAGAAAAACGTAAGCAAAAAACTATATTCACAGTTAATAATGAATTTGATATAAATGTAGACGATAATGATATAGCAGACGCATGTGGTATAGGAATGTATGCGTTAAAAAACTGGATGAAAGTGGTTAAAGATGAGAAGTAAAGGATTGCATCTTTCTAAAGCATATATGGAAAAAAGATATATCCGTGATAAAAAAACTCCAGAGGCTATTGCGGAAGAGTGTGGAGTTAGCGTACAATTAATCTACCGCCAACTTAAGAAGTTTGGTTTAAAGAAATAGGAGAGTAAATGTCTGACATGGTAAATCATCCATCCCACTATACAAGCGATCCTAGTGGGGTTGAATGTATTGACATTGTTCGTCATAGGAACTATAATATAGGTAACGCCATTAAATATCTATGGCGTGCAGGACTAAAGAATGAAGACAAGCATATAGAGGATCTTAAGAAGGCGATCTTTTATATTACCGACGAGATCAAAAGGTTGGAGAACCATCATGGGTCGCAGGAAGAAAGTAGTTCCACCGCTAGCACATCTTTACCATCGTGAACCTACATTCACTACCCCCGAAGGCAGAACGCTAGAGCCTGGGGAAATTATAAAAATCAAAGGTGTCTGGGGAACTAAGTTTAAGTTTAAGGAATATGTGCGTCGCACAGACACGGGAACAGACTGGATTGACTGCTATGAACTAGAGCGTGGTCAAAACTGTGGTCACCGTTCCTTTAGGACAGATAGAATTAAGGTTCTCCCCAAAAAGCGAAGGAAGCGCAAAAAGACTCAGGTATAATAATGTTATGCCAGGGGAAAACCTAGCAAAAAATAAATACGTTCAGCAGTCTTTGTTTTCCAAAGAAAGGCCAAAGAGAAGATCCCCCAAGCGCAAAAAAGAAATAGCGCAAATGTTGGCAAACATAAAAGAAAAAAGTGGCTGCGTGGACTGTGGTGGAAAGTTCCCATATTACCTGCTTGACTTTGATCATGTAAGAGGAACAAAAGTAAGTAGCATATCTAGAATGCTAGACAAGCATCCACTAGAAGACATATTTAAAGAAATAGATAAATGTGAGATAGTTTGTGCTAATTGTCACAGAAATCGTACATTTCACAGGAAACATAATAGACAATTTTAGAATTTAAATATTGCATAATTGAGACAACTATGTTATGCTAGATATTGTTGCCGCCGCAAGGAGGAAACAGATGAAAACGAAACTGCTAGGAGGTATGCTGGGGATGGTGCTAACAATTACCATTGCTTCCCCCGTCATTGCCTCTGACACGGTGTATGCTAAGTCTGCACCAACTGCGACGGGAAAGGTCGTATACATCAGCCAGGAGCATAAGTCTGCTCGCTCCGCTGATGCTGACGATATGAAGGGCTACGAGCCATCTTTGTATCGCGGTAAATGGTTCGATTCTAAATGGGAAAATTCTCGTAAATGTATTATGAAGCGTGAATCCCGTTTTTCTTATCGGGCTGCCAATAAGTCATCCTCGGCAAGAGGAGCCTATCAATTCTTGGACTCTCAATGGAGAGATGGGCTTGTTTGGATGATGTTAAAGGAATCCAAGAAAACAAAAGATGGTTTGTCTGCTGAAATAAAGACTTTGTTTGATAAACCAATTCACAAGTGGTCAAGGTATTACCAAGATCGTGCTTTTTATACTGCTTGGCAAAACGGTAGCGGTAAGAAGCATTGGTATTATCCAGGCCACAACTGCTATTAAGGTGGCGGCAGGGTAGGAACCAAATCATTAGGTGGCAACATCCTACCCTGCTGCTATAATTATTCCCATGGAAACCGATATCGTATTGCATTTAGAAGAGGTAAACAAGATAGCCTCTGAGTATATCAAGGGCAATGATGAATCTACTATTGCCAAGCAACTTGATATACCTCGCAACAGAGTAGTAAAACTACTTAATGAGTGGCGGGGTATGGTATCTAACAATGAAGCCATTCGTGCTAGAGCAAAAGAGGCTCTTGCCAGTGCAGACCAGCATTATAATCAACTAATTAAAAAGGCTTATGAAGTTATTGAAGATGCAGATCTAGCAGCCAATCTTGGAGCAAAGACAAACGCCTTAAAACTCATTCTTGATATTGAAAATAAAAGAATGGATATGCTTCAGAAGGCTGGACTTCTTGAAAACAAAGAGTTGGCAGACCAATTACTTGAACAAGAAAGAAAGCAAGAAATCCTACTTGGCATCTTAAAAGATGTTGTTGGTGAATGTGATAAGTGTAAATATGAAGTTGCAAGAAGGCTTGCTGATTATGGTGGGGCAGACGAGGCAGTAACACTATGAGTTTAGACTTTGACGATTTTCTTAATGTTCTAGACGATGATCCTTTTGAAGAGTATCCCGTAGATATTACAACCTTTGTTACTTCAGAAGATTATTTAGGTCAGCCCCCTCTCTCAGAAATTCAATACACCTTGGTAGAAACCATGAGCCAGATATATCAGCAAAAGGATCTTGAAAGGTTTATGGAAAAAAATGAGGCCGCACAGCATTATAAAAAGTACACAAAGAACGAAGTTATTCTTCAATGTGGCAAGGGTAGTGGAAAAGATTTTACATCAACTGTGGGAACAGCATACCTAGTCTATAAACTATTGTGCTTAAAAGATCCTGCAAAGTATTTTGGTAAGCCAGCAGGAGATGCTATCGACCTCATTAACGTTGCCATCAACGCGCAGCAGGCCAAGAACGTATTCTTTAAGGGGTTTAAAACAAAGATTGAGCACTCCCCATGGTTTGCTGGAAAGTATGAATCGAAGGTAGATGCGGTAACATTTGATAAATCTATTACTGTTTACTCTGGTCACTCAGAACGAGAGAGCCATGAGGGTTTGAACCTTATGTTGGCGGTACTTGATGAGATCTCTGGCTTTGCACAAGAATCTGTTTCAGGAAATGAGAATGCTAAGACTGGCGACGCTATCTATAAGGCATTCCGCGCATCTGTTGACTCACGTTTTCCAGACTATGGAAAAGTAATTCTTCTATCATTCCCTAGATATAAGGGTGACTTTATTACCAAGAGATATGAGGATGTTATTGCAGAAAAAGAAACAGTGGTTCAAAGTCATGAGTTTATTCTTAACCCAGACCTTCCAGAAGATGAGGAAGGCAATAAGTTTAGTATCGAATGGGACGAGGACCATATTCTTGCCTACAAGATTCCTTATGTGTTTGCCATCAAGCGTCCCACATGGGAGGTAAACCCCACCAGAAAGATCGATGACTTTAAACTAGCATTCTATACAGATCCTGGAGATGCCCTCATGCGTTTTGCATGTATGCCAAACTTTGCGTCTGACGCATTCTTCAAGCAGCAGGATAAAGTACAGAGAGCAATGACTTTGAGGAATCCTTTAGATAATTTGAGAAGATTTGATGGAGCCTTTGAGCCTGATCCAGACAAAGTTTATTTTGTTCATGCTGACCTTGCACAGAAGCATGACAAGTGTGCTGTATCAATTAGCCATGTAGAAAAATGGGTAGAAATAAAGTCATTTAATGATTACGAGCAAATCGTTCCATTCGTTGTGGTAGATGCTATCGCCTGGTGGGAGCCTCGTAAGGAAGGTCCAGTAGATCTTAGCGAGGTAAAGAATTGGATTATTCATCTTAGAAGAATGGGATTCAATCTTGGGCTGGTGACTTTTGACCGTTGGCAATCTTTTGACATTCAGCAGGAACTAAAGGCGGTAGGAATTAAGACAGATACTTTGTCAGTAGCCAAGAAGCATTATGAGGATCTGGCTATGTTGATTTATGAAGAGCGTGTAGCACTGCCACACATTGACTTATTGTTTGAGGAAATGAGCGAACTAAAGATTGTATCTGATAAGAAAGTGGACCATCCAAGAAAGAAGTCAAAGGACTTGGCAGACGCTATGTGTGGATCAGTTTATAACGCTATCTCTCATACCCGCAGGGAGAGAAATCAAGAAATAGAAATTCATTCATGGAGTTCTGCAACTAAGAAAGAGCGTCAGGAACAAGAAAAGATTAAGAATCTTATTGAGCCACCCCCCGCTCCAAAAGAAGTAGAAGATTATTTGGCTGGATTGAACATGCTGTGAGCGAGGTAATGTGGAGAACGTTCTTGACAACTTTTGTTGTACTCGCTATAATTAGAGTCATACTAGAAAGGTAAAGAAATGGGACTTGCAACAACACTATATATTATTACAACACTTATTTTGTTTGGACTTAATCTTATTGCAAACATATCAGCACTTGGATTAAGTGACAAGAAAGAATTTCCTTTGAGCACTATTGTTGCAGCAATCATTGCAATGGGCCTCCTAGTTTGGGGAATAACGCTTTTAGTTGTTTCCTGACAAATACGGCAGGTAGGCAAATTGGTTAAGCCGCCAGTCTTATAAACTGGGAATACGATTGCGGGTTCAAGCCCCGCCCTGCCGACAAAGACTGATATAATATTTATATGCAAATAGTAATAGAGCCTGCTCCAGAGCAGAGATACAACGCCACTCTCTATATTGATGGAGAAGTAATAGACTTTGTAAATGATAAAAGGGCTGGATGCTGTGTAAGAACCCTCATGAATAGAATGATTCTAACCTATGGGAAGCCAACGGGAAAAATAACTGTTGGTATTGAGGGTTGGTAGATTTGGACGATGAATTAATTGAATACCTATTAGCCTTAGGGGTTTTAGAATATCAACTTAAAGATGAAGATGGAAATCCTATATATAGATTAACAAAAGAGGCAGAAGACTTAGTTCCAGAAATATATAAAAGCCATATGCAAGAGTTTAACGCTGGGGCTTTTTCTTTATGGACAAAAGATATGATTGAGATAGTTTTTGATGAAGACGGTGAGCCTATGATAGGGCTAAATGAAAACAGTGAAAATTATGAAAAAATTTCTTATTTAGATAAAGAAGACAGAAATACTTTGGCAGAAATAACTTTTATTTGGAAAAAAAACCTATATTAGTGGTATAATATTTAAATGAGTATATTTTCTTCTAACACACAAACTGGAGTTACCCCAATTAGCAATCAAGAAAAGGGCGGAGAGGACACCAACAGCCCTGAAGATTACACAAAGGCACAAGAGCCAGACTTTGGAGAGGATCTATAATGGCAAAGTTAGTAAAGGCAGGGGTAACCTTAAGAGATCAACTTAATAAGGCATATCCCAGTAGAGATAAGCGCAGTGATGGCTGGGTAGGGGACAAGGCTCATCAAGCCAGGAAGAGCGACCATAATCCAGATAGAGATGGGTGGGTTCACGCCATTGATATTGATGAGAATATGGGTGATGGAGAAGGACGCAAGGGTGCTGTTGCTAGAGAATTT